GATGAAAGATGAACAAGGGAAGCCTACCCGCAAAGCGTTATCGCTGCGGAAGTGGGATTGCAAATAGGAGCTTACGATGGTTGTTAAATATGTAAAAGATTTCGACTTCCCTTCAAGCGCAGGTTTCCACGGCGGTGCCAAGGGCTACGCCAAAGGTGGCGCTGTTAAGGCTCCGACGCGCACTCAATCAACGATGAAGCGCGAGATGACCCAGAGCAATAAGCTCTCTGGCAATGGCGCTCTTCCGCGCATCAGCAACATGGACGTTAACAAGCAGTCCGGTGGCGCTGGCACGAAGTTGATGCCGGGGTACAAGAATGGTGGTCAGGTTCAGAAATACGCTAAAGCCGGTTTTGTAGGCGGTCAAGGTATGCCCGGTGTTGGTCAGCCGTTGAAAAGGTCTGAAAGAAAAACCTCCAAGGCTCGTGAAGCCGCTCTTGATGCTGAGAATGCTCGTATTGCTGCTGAAGAAGCAAGGCCGCTTAATCGCCTTAGAAAGTTTGCTGAAAATACGTCTGCCGACGTTAAGCAGGGATTTAAAACAAACATCAAGAAGCCTTTGCTGAGAGCAGTCGCAAAAGCTGGGCCGAGGATTGCAAATACGCTCTCTAAGATTCCCAATAAAAAAGCAAAAGCTTTGGGGCTTGGGGCTGCTGCTTTAGGCGCAGGTGCTGCGTCTTTAATGGGCGATGACGATGAAGCCGAAGTGGTGTCGTCAAGGACTGCAACAGCGCCATCAGATACTACTAATACCGACATTGAAATAGATGAAATCCCTGTGACGGCAATTCGTCGCACTGAAACTCTTTCAGCTCCGGCCCCGAAGAAGAATCTTTCAAATTTTGAAAAGGCTTTTAAGGCCGCAAGAGCAAAAGAAATTAAAGAAGGCAGATCTGGCGCTAGTGGAGTTTTTGAGTTTAATGGAAACAAATACGAAACTCGTTTACTTGAAGAACCTGTGCCTTCTCGAAAGTCAGCGGCACCAGAAGACGAAAATGCCACACCAATGATGCACGGCGGCAAAGTCAGCAAATACGCTGACGGCGGATCTGCTACATACGGCACGACGATGACTCCGCTGCAACGCTCTAAAATGAAGCGCGGTTCAGACCCGTATGAAGATCGCACTCGCGGCCTTGGTGTGATGACTGATGCTGAAGCTGAAGCCGCAAGCAAAGAGCTTCGTGAGAAGTACGGCAAGAAAGAAGACAAGCCGGTCATGCATCCTGGTGGTCGTCAGCGGTTTCTTTTGAACCAGAATGAAAAGACTCCGATGAAGAGCGGCGGCAAAGCTGAGTCATCCAAGTCAGACATGAAGCAGGACCGTGCTCTTATGTCTCGTCACAATCGTTTGATGCATCCTGACCAAAAATCAAAGATGAAGAACGGCGGTAAATCCGTTCCGTCTTACAGCGGCAAGCCGTTGATTAAGAAATCTGGTGGTGGTGGTTGTAACTATTAAGGAAGATCAACATGCCTCTCTCTATGGGAAAAGGCCGCAAGGCAATCTCGGATAATATTAAGACCGAGATTAAGGCTGGCAAACCGAAGAAGCAGGCTATCGCCATTGCTCTTAATGTTGCCAACAAGGCTGGTGCTAAGATTCCGAAAGCCTCCAAGATGAAGAAGGGCGGATACACTTACGCTAAGTGTTCTCCGTACTAAGCAATGGCAACATCAGGTACTGTTTCAGCAACGACATACCCTGTTCAATACATAATTAATCAGGCTGTACGTCTTTGTAAGATCCCTACGCCAGACATCACGGCAGAAAATCTTCTGACCGCGAAGCAGGACCTGTTTTTGCTGTTTTCTTCGCTTGCTAACCAAGGCGCTCCGCTTTGGTGCATTGAGAAGATTATCCTTCCGATGGAGACTAATCAGGTCGAGCTAAAGACCCCGGTTGGTACTGTTGACATCTTGAACGGCAACTTTCGTAGCGTAAGCCGTGTCACGGGTGGATATTCGTCTTCTGCCGGTGGCGTAGCCAATTACGCATTTGACGAAGACTATGACACGGCCTGTATCCAGACTTCGGTCAATGGCAACATTAGTGTCAACTTTGGAACGGAGACTTTGATTACAACGGTCGGGATCATGCCGTATGGTAATCAAACGTACGATCTTGAGTTTCAACGCTCTTACGATGCGATTACTTGGGTAACGGTCTACGCTCCTGGCGAGACTGACTACCTGGACAAGAAGTGGGTCTGGTACGACATCGACTCTAATCTTGCTGCACAATATTTCCGCGTCCGTGAAACCGGCGGCGAAACTTTGGAGATCCGTGAGTTCTTTGTCGGCAACACGCCGTTAGAGATCCCCTTGGCCCGTATGAACCGGGACGATTACACCAACCTGCCGAACAAGACCTTTAGCTCCAATCGTTCGCTTCAGTTTTGGTTTGACCGCCAACGGGTCCAGCCAACCATGTACCTTTGGCCCGCTCCTAACTTTGCAGCCAGCTTTAACCAAATCGTTATTTGGCGGCAGCGCCATATTGAGGACGTTACCAACTACACCCAGGAAGTTGATGTTCCGCAGCGTTGGCTTGATGCCGTCGTGTTTAGCCTTGCCTACCGGCTGGCTTTGAAGCTGCCCAACGTGGCGGCTGACTTGACCATTCTGAAGGCCGAGATGCGGGAAGCCATGTACTATGCTCAAGCCGAAGAGCGTGATCGTTCTCCGGTTTACTTCCAGGCGAACATCAGCCCGTATACGCGATGAGCATATTCCTTCCTTGGCGGAATGGAGCTACTTGCAGCATTGCAGTGTGCGACCGCTGCAAAATGAAGTACTACTATGATGACTTGGGGTCTGATCCGAACTTTCCGGGTCTGCGTGTATGTGATCGTTGCACTGATCAACTTGACCCCTATCGGCTACCTGCGCTTCAGCCTGAGAATATAGCTTTAAGATTTCCTCGTCCCGACGCTGGCATTTCGACCGATCCTGCCGGGTCCATCTCCGAGAGCGGGCTGGAGTTCTTTATTACGCAAGACGGAGAGGATTATTTTGAACCATGAGTAATGTTCCTACCAATCTAATCCCGACTCGGTTTTCTGATCTTCCCCAGGCTGAAACGGTCAGTGCTGAAGACCGTATGATTATTTTGCAGGATGGCAACAACAAGACAGCTACGCTTGGTCAATTTGCAGAAATCCCGGCTGAGAGTTCGTTCATTGTTGTAAACGTCGATGCCAACTTGCCAAACGAGCGGGCGCTGGCTGTTGGAAGCGGCCTGACGCTAACCGATGGCGGTGCTGGTCAGAACATTACGATCACCCCTAATGGGGTATTGGCTTCTCTTATCGCGGCTGGCAATGGTCTAATCTCCAAGAGCGGAGCCTCTGTAGTTGCCCGCCTTATTGCCAGCTCATCAGCCGACATTACCGTTACAAATGCCGATGGTATCTCTGGCAACCCCACAATTGGCTTGGCGGGCAGTTTAGCCTCTTTGAGCGGATTAAGCGGTTCCGGCATCGTTGTTGAAACTTCTACCGGCGTTTTCACGCTCCGCAACATTGATGGAACTGCCAACCAAATTACTGTTGCCAATCCGGCTGGTGTCGGCGGCAATCCTACTATTTCTCTGTCTAATTCTGGTGTTACCGGCGGATCTTATGGCGACGGCACTCATGTTGGCGCTTTCACGGTTGATGCCAAAGGTCGCCTGACTGCGGCCTCAGATGTAGCCATCTCCCAGATGGTTGGTGCTGGCGTTGCTTCAGATGGCGTGGCTGGCTTTGCTACCAAGCCTTTGGCGGGGGATGACGACAAATTCCTGAAGGGCGACGGCACATGGCAGACTGCCCCTAACTTCACCGGCCCGACTGGTCCGACCGGCCCGACTGGCCCGACTGGGTCAAATGGTATTCCTGGTCTTATTGGACCTACTGGTTCAACTGGACCTACTGGCCCTACGGGAAACGCGGGCCAAACTGGCAATACTGGTGCTACTGGCCCAACTGGGCCTACCGGCCCCACTGGTGCGGCTTCCAATGTTGTCGGCCCTACTGGTCCCACTGGCGCGACCGGCAGTGCTGGTGGGGGTATTACTTACCAAGGGACGGTGGCTACGCCTGCCGCTCTGCCGCCTACGGGCAATGAAGTTGGTGATGCGTACATTGCGTTGTCCAATGAGCATTTGTACGTTTGGGACGGCGTGGAATGGACTGATGCTGGTCAGGTAGGCTTTACTGGCCCA